TGAATGGAATGTGAGATTATGGTATATAGTTTATCAATTTAGTGCCAGATATTTATTTAGTACCAGATACTAATAGCAGGTTATATGATGAGATGATAAGACACTGAACTTGATCGTCGTGTTATAAATCGATAGTTGCATTGTACAAGTAATATTATAGTCATGAAAATTAAAAATGGGCATGATGATTGCTGTTAATATGGGCAGATATTAGATTAATGATGATGAAGTTGCTGATGAATTAATGGTAATTAAATGGATAAATATATGGATATATAGTTTTCATCATAATTCTGAAGAAAATATATGGTAAATAAGTGGGAATATAACGGTGGTATAATAACCATTATCATACCTTTTATGTGGGATGAGAGGTTATGGATTTTGTAGGGTAATTTATGTAGTGGTATGGCGGGGTGTATTTCCGATTCAAGACCAATATGAGAACACATGTTCGCTGTACCACCTATAATCACACACTCTGATAAATTTACAACTCTATAAATATTTAATATTATTTTCCTTAAATTTTCATCTACACTCAAATCTCCTATTTCCCGCTCATTTTTATCTCGTTTTAGGTCTCGTAACTCATCGAGACATCCCCGTATTTTCCACGCTTTTCTCGACTCACATTTTCATCTATTTTCCTCATTTCTCCAATAATCACTCATTTACACCTTCCCATCCCTATAAACTCCTAGCTTCATTCGAGACATCCTCATCTCACATATACCCCTCACCTATTTCCCACTAGCAATTCCCCTGTTTCAGTCATCCTAAACACACATTATTCCCTTACTCCCTCATCTTATGTCATCCTATTTTCATCTCATCATAACACCTTCTCTCGACCATGATTTTTCACTCTATCGGACAAATTATATCTTCGAGACACTTTTCTACTCTCTGCTAATTCAACTATCATCCATTCTGCAAATCGTATCAATAGCTAGAAACGTTTCTAACACTTTTCCTATACAAACATCCATATTATCTTTAAACACGCTTAAATCAATTGGAATTATTTAAAACGTCCCCATCTTTCATTTTTCCTACACTTATGTGCATTCTCTTCAATCTATCCATTTAGAGGGCATGTATTTCAGATATAAAAAACTAATCATCCTACACATCACCCTACTCATAATTTTAAGCAAAGAAAAATGAGACAGCCTAAGCCATCTCAACTCTTCTTGATACACTCTAATGTTTACCACTCCACTTATTTATCACAAAATCTACAACTACTTCATGAGCTTTGTTAATATTTGTTTTTGCTTCACTTACTAAATAACTAACAAATGCAAACCAAGAAACTTCATCTTCATATGGATTGTTAGCGTTGATATATTGAAACACTTTCTTCAGCTCTCTCATTCTATTCTCATCTAAATGCTTTTTTAAATAACTCCTAACAAATTCATTTATAAATCCAACCTCTCTTACACTTGCATCTAATAGCAATCCTGTAGCTCTTGCAACTGAACAATCCAAGGCATAAGCTAAAACAGATAAAATTTCATACGTATCACTCTTAAATCTGATGGACAACCTCTCCGTTTTACCACTCTGATTTCTCATTTTGACGGATGCTCTATTAATATCGCCTAAGTATAGTGTATTATCTATTCTTATATCTCTTCTAAAGTTTTGGGATATGTAACTTAATACTAAATTGCTGCCAATGCCATTTATACATAGTTGCTCTGCAACATCTTTCACGTGGGTATTAGTAATGTAAGATAGTCTATAAATACAATCCTTCAATTCTATTGATATTGTTGGTTGAACACCTCTCTTCTTATCTGATCTCACCTTTCTATCCCCTCCCCCACTCATCCTATCCTCCATTCCTGAGTAATAGCCTTAAGTCACTGACTTAGCGACCTAGTCTTAATTTAATCTATGTAGCAGTAGGGAAGTGTATGTATAAACCAGCCTATACACGACCATGCTATCTGAAAACCTCTAGGAGCGATTACAATGAATAAGAAAGAAGCATCCGAACTTGCGTCTGCTATTGTTAAACATGCCAAAGAAGCTAATATACCAATGAAGAAACGCAAGAAACCAAAAAAGTAACTGTATTCCCTGTCATGTTCTTCTCAAGTAATCCATATAGTTTATTACACCTGTAGTAGTCATCTATGCACTATTCAACAATTCTATTACAGGTGTAATAATAATGTAAAGGGTGGCTTAGTGGAGCAACTGATTTTAGGGATTGATGCTGGTAACTATCAAGCGAAGGTTGCAGGAAGTTACGGCACAGATAGCTTCAGGACTGCAATATGTGATTGGTTTGAAAGAGATGTAGTTGAATCCTTTGGAGAAGATGACATGGAGTTTGAAGTAGGCAACAGAAAAGGATTTGCTGGAACAATAGCTGTATATGAGGATGTTTATGGTGGAGAAGCAATGTATGGAGACTCTAAAGCACATGATGATACAAAGGTTAGAGTCTTACTAGCCATTTACAGATATATCAAGAAGTATGATATTGATACAACACAGATTAGTATTGTAGTTGGTCAGCCTATTAAAAAGCATGTCCGAGAAGATAAAAAGCAGATTCAGCAGATGTTGAAAGGAACTCATAGTTTTATAGTAAATGGTGAACATACTATCATCAGTATTATAAATGTAGGTGTAGCTCCAGAAGGATCAGGTTCGTTTTGGAGTAATCCAGCTGATGGAACAATACGTATCATTGATGTAGGAAGTGGGACTGTTAATGCAGCCACAGTAATTTTTAATAGGCATGTTAATACAGCAAGCGACACATTCAATTTTGGAATTGAAACCATAGATAATAAAGATGATTTATCTGCTATAGCAAGAGGGATAATACGAGGCACAACTAGGTTAAAATGGAACAGATCAGATAAGGTTTTAGTGTGCGGTGGAATAGCTAATAGGATTATACCGTTTATTGCTGAGCATTATCATCTTGCTCAAGTATCGTCCCCTATTCTAAAAGGTAATGGAAAAGTAACAATAGCTAAACCAACATTTGCTAATGCTATTGGCTTCTATGAGATAGCTAAAGGAGCATTTAGTTAAATGGCTAGAAAGACTAAATCAATCAGTTTTGATTTAGATGATGCGTTTGAGAAATCGCTGCTTAATCATACTGAGCGAGTTGAAAAAGGTAAGTTTAGCAGATATATAAAGCGTCTTATTTCAGAAGATATGAAAAGTAAACACAGGATAGCTGAAGTGGCTCATGTTCACTATGAAGTTGAAAATGATGACAGTGATATTAATGATGCGAAAAATAGTTTTCTATAGATTGGATCTGTGAATGGATGTGCTAGTGTACATTATGCAAATCGAGAAGTTAGTTTAAACGTTGATGGCATTATAAGTGGTATCATTTAACGCAAAACGCTACATCGTCTCACAGAGTTGATTAGCTATTGAGTATTAAATATCAATCAAAAGATATTCTGGATACTCGCTGTAAAATAGATGTTCATAAAATTCATCTATGTTTGAATGTATGGCATATCACGTCGTCTAAAATCGAGAGTATAGATAGAATGTGTTTTGGTGTAAGAGTGGAGCGATTCATCAGGTGAAGATTAAAATGGATTTTTCGCATTGAAATCTATTGAGAAATAGGTATGAATATTAAACATAAGAAAGAGGTGTCTATTGACACCTCTCAGTTAATAGCTAGAGCCTCTTTATTAAGCAACCTTTGGAAAACACTTCTATTTTTCAGTGAATCATTTTCTTCTTTTAAATACTCTTTTTCTGATTCTAATAATTTGATAGAATCTCCATATTTTAATAGCACGTCCTTCAAGTCGTTAATTTCTTTATCTTTATTATCTACTTGCTTCAATAAGTCATCTTCTGATTTCTTAAGAATCTCATTACTAGTTAGCAGTCTTTTGCTTTCTAATCTTCTATCCTCCAACACTTCTTCTTTAGATTGTAATTTCTCTTCAAGACTATCTATTAGCGTTAAAAGTTTATCAACATTTGTATTACCATTATCTTCTGTAACCTCACCAATATATTTAACGCTACTGTCTCTATCTACAATATATTGAGTATGTTTCGCAGATTCTGATTGATGCAATTTTAAAGCATTAGTCATTCCATTTATTTCGCCTTTAAGTAATTGACTAGACATTTTAATCTGCTTGGACAAGTCGTTATGAACATTTTCCATCAACTTATTGATATAGTCTTTTACCCCTTCTATAGTACCCAATAACTCAGATGCTTTCACGCTATTCTTTTTCCTAACAGCAGTGGGGAGTGGTGATGAATTTTCAGATTTACGTTTATTGGTGTGGTATATTACTGTATTCTTCTTCACACCTGTAATATCTTCAACTTCTTTATAGGTATGTGTCTTTTTTAACTCAATAGCTCTATCAATTTGATTTTTAGTATAGCTGTTATTAATATTTCGTCTAACAGGAATACTCTTTTCTACATTACCTTGCTCATAGTTGTACGTTCTTCTTACAATTCCATTTTTAGAATTGTACCAATCGCTAAACACTTTTGACTCTGAGCTTTTCTTCAAGGATGCAAATTTACTGAATGCTACAAGAAAAGTTATTCCATTCTTTTTTTCATTTGCCACAAAATCAAGTAGTTCTATTTGGTATGCAGATAGTGATTTTCTCATATTAAATATCTCCTTTTAACACAACATATTTTACAAACATATCGTCAATAAAAGTCTTCATGTCATCTTCATGCTCAATTAAATAAAAATCATTTAGAAGATTTTTCTTGGACAACCATTGGTCAATTGCCTCTATACATGTTTTCTGATTCCACTTATAATGAATATAACCGTCTATCGTTTGTGTCTTTTTAGCATATTTCGGGATTTTATCAAAGTACGGCACAGTCTTTTTTGATTTCTGAGCGATTCCGACTATTTTTAAAATCTTTCCGATTCTTACATTACTGATATTGACTTTAAAGTGTCCTCCTAAATCTGACTGGTTGACATAGGTTTCAATTATATTTTGCACATGCTTAGCTGATGTAGCTAAGTCAATAGCATTTTGCGACTGTTCTTTTATTGAGTCGATTTCACGGGATGTTGTATCAACTACATCTGAGACACTCTCAAATTGCTTACTTGTTCGCAGTTCAAATTCAGTCTGTCTTCTTGATGTTTCATTGGCTAGTTTTGATACCTGATCCATTTGGACTTTTACATGTTCCACCATTTGCATCATTAGCATTTGTGATTGAAGCTTCATTTCGTCAAAAGTCATTTCACTGTAATCGTTGTTAAGTGATAGATAATTGTTTGTCATTAGTTATTCATCTCCATATCTATAATTTCACCGTCAATGTAAATTCCGTTTACTTCTTTCTTCATGCTTCTTAGCCAATCTTCAATAAGAGCAAGTGTTTCTGTAAAACTATCTCTTAATGCAGGACTATCTCTTATTTCTAACTTTGCTTTTGAATAAGCCATAGGCGAAAGTTCTTCGAGTAGAAACACTTGAACTTTTGCTTGAAAGTCACCAAGCTCTTTGGCAGCTTTAAACTGTCTCACTACATCTCCTTTTTGACTTTTCAGTAATTCTAATTCTTTCTCTAACGCTCTTTTGGCATTAGCATCTGCTTCCTCTTGTTGCAATCTTTCTTCAAGAAGATTATTCTGAGTTTTAATTCTTTCTATCGTATCTGCTAACCTTTGATTTTCTTTTAGTGTTTTCTCTATCTGACTTTCCATTCTTCTAATAGAATCGTAATCAGTCTTGTCCACTTCTTTTTCAATATGGACAATCTTTTCAACTTCAATGATTTCAGGATGATTAGATTGGGACTCCTTAAGTTGTTTGGATAATTGTTTGTTGTCCTGTGATAGCTTATCCTTTTCTGATTCAATTTGTTTCAGTCTTTGTTGATATTCTCTGAGTTCTTTCTGAGTAGTTTCTTCAATAGATTTGTTGCCGTCTTCTGTTGGTATGCCTTTTTCAACTGCAACTTCTCTGCTTTCTTCTGACATTCTAGCCAATAGCAATGATTTTTTATGACCATACCTCTGGCTATAGCCAGAGCTTTCTTCACCTAGTCTATCGGCAACAACAACTTTTTCATCAATGATATTTCTCTTGATGCCCCATGCATCCATACAGTAATCATCAAAATTAGAATATCCCAGTTCCTTATAGTGACGCTCATCTCTAATTCTCTTAACCTCCATAATAAATTTGTAGGCATACTCCTCTGACACATTGTAGAGTCCCACTGCTTTTTGATGGATTTCTCTAGCTAACACTTCTTTTGATAGTTCATTTTTCATTTTAAGACTCCTTTTTCTCTGAGATTTACTAGTCTGTCAAATAACATTTGCTCAACTTGCTCATTTGTGAATCTAACTGTTGTGATTCCTAGCTCTAGACCAAAGAACAGTTCTCGAATCCTGTCTTTTAGCTTGTTTAATTTTAGATTATGGTTTTTGCCATCAATCTCATAAATAATTCTATTATGCTCGTCGTAAAAATCTACTGTATATCTTTTTACTCCGTATTCTTTATACCCACCTTTTCCAGTCCCAAAATGCACTTGTGATTTTAGATGTGGATACATCCTTGCAAACATATTTTCATGCAACGTTCTTTTCTTGTCATTTATCCCACCGATGAAATTCGACGTTTTAAATATGTCATCTATAAATACATTAAACACTGTGTTATATCTTCCTAGTGGAGAATACTGAGGACTACACTCATACTTGATATAATTAAACGTCTCTTTCACTATATCCAACAGCTTCTCCTGCCATCCGTTGATACGCATTAACTTCTGCTGTGATTACATTGATGTCTGTTGATAACACTAATTCATTTTTCATAATACCTCTCCTTTTATTTTTATTTTATATAAACTACTAACCTCAATAAATACAACCATATTATAAGTTTTAATTAATGTCAATGAATATGATTTTCTTCAGGGAATCGATACCCTACAATTTCAGTACCCCTAATAATAAAGTTGATTATATATTATACTATTATACTTATTAATAATAATCATATTTAAGGGGTGGTTATATACTCTATTATTATGTCGCCTGAAATTGTAGGGTATGGAAATTGTAGGGTATCAACTTTATCAAAATCAAAAGGACAGTTTGTATGCGTTCCTCTGCCCTTTCATCTTCGTCTGCTGTTCCTTTTCTAATAAATCTGCATCCATCAGATTATTCGTAACACCTCTAATTTTATCTCTTCCCCATCCAGTTAGTTTAGCTAGAGTTTCATTCGAGCATTCAAAATTACTCCTTTTGTTAAAGTGTAGACTTTTTCCTTCTAGATACTTAAGTAATCCACACATATAGAATCCGGCACACTGTAAATTAACATTTTCCATACAGATATTAAATACATTAATACTCATAAAGTGTGAATCAGACGTATTCCAATATAAACCGTCTGATTCTTCTGTTCCTAGCGATAACAATGGTGCTTTGATGAGATAATTATCTGAACCAAATTGAGAGACTAACTTTTGATAATCGTTGCTAAGCTCACTGTACATAGTGAATGATACTCCATCTTGCTTATTTTCAAATTTCCAAGATATTGGATAATCTTTTGTGGAACTAGTGTACTGTTTAATATCTAATAAGCCATTCTTCTTGATAATGTAATTTAAGCGGTCATCGGATGGATTATATCCAAGATTCTTCTTAATATCTTGTTGAATTACTTTGGCTTCAGCGTATACGGCATATCTCCACAAATAGGAAATATACCAATAGTAGCTATATACAAACTCTTGATGATGAGGAGACTTTAATTCTTTCTGTGATAGCCAAGTAGACATATCACTAAAGATCTCGTTGGGCATTGCTATGAGTCTAGTGAGATTTGGGTTAGAGCTGGCATTATTAGGCATGTATTCACCTCGCATATGTCCTATATTCTATATTATGATTAATTAGTCTTAATAATATCAGCTAAAAATGTACGTCTATCTTTGCTGATGCTGGTTTCAATTGCCTTATGCAATGCAGTACTCTCGGCTAAGAGAAGTCCTCGTGAAGAAGCACGGGAAACCATAGTGTAAGCCATCTCACGAGATAGAAGCATAAAACTTTCATAACTGATAGCGCAAATAATATTTTTAATTCCAGAGCCTTGCATTCTATGACATGTAGCAGCGTAAGCCAAGTCAAGCTTCTCCATGTCACCATTTCCTTGCTCTAATACTACTAAACCATCAACATCTTCAAATTGTACAAGAACAGATTTCTCTCTGATACTTACATCGTAAATATAGCCTAATGTTCCATTGTATATATTACCAAGTCTAATATCCATACTTTCTTCATCAGATAAAGCTAGATAATCTTGATACTGGAGTTCGTCTTCAAATATCATCTGATCATAAGAATTTCCATTGGAGATGACTTTATCCCCTTGCATATAACTGTAGCCGTTGCGATTCAAAGATGGTTTGCTCGTATTATTAAATATTTGTTGGAGTTTTAAATTTAAATTTCTTACACTTAAATCGCCTCGTTCTTTATTAGGAACAATAACCTGAAAATCAAATAAGTCTTCTGGTTTCTCAATCTTAGATTTATAAGACTTGCATATTTGTAGGATATCAGGAGCTATCTGATTTTTTTCTGTATAAGTAATGACTGTTTGATCCTTCAACTCGCCATAAGAGATTTTTCCAGTAGAACCATAAGGCACAAGTTGTTCCCCACTTTTCACCATATCTGAAACCTCAAGTATGCCAGAGCTCGCCCCTTGTCTCATTACTTTAGTCAATTGATAAATAGGGAATACTTTAGTGTCTAGTAGGTCACGCAGAACGTCACCGCTTCCCAAGCCAATACTCGGTAATTGAGAACTATCACCAACTAGAATTACTTTTGTTCCACTCTTAACAGCCTTCAAGACGGTTAAAATTAAATCTATACTATTCATTGAAAACTCATCCAGTACTAAAAGATTGTAGTTTAGAGGATTGTCCTCATTATATTGAAACATATTTTCTTTTGGTAGCCATTTAAGCATCCTGTGTATAGTAGATGCATTCAGGTTTGACTTGCTTAAGATGTTGGCAGCTTTTCCTGATAATGTAGAGCAGTTGTAATTCTCCGTATTCATAACGGCTATAATACCTTTAACAATACTAGTTTTACCAACTCCAGCTCCACCATTGATAATACTTACACCGTGCTCTTGGCTAATTTTGGATATTGTTTCTACTTGCTCATCAGTAAACTTAAAGCCTTGTAATCTTTCTGTATCTTCTATTCTTGCTTTAATATCATTTATCTTAGGTGCTGTGTAACTATTTGCAATTCTCTTTAAGTGTTTATATATCTGTTCTTCTTTACTTCTGAATGATTTAAATGCTATTTGAGTGTCATTTAAGAAGTATTTCCGACTATCAGCTAATTCATCAATAGAGTCTTTAACTATATCATGGTCAATTTGTAATAATTCTACTGCGTTTTCTAATATCTCTTTACGATAGCACCAAGTGTGACCATTTTGTCCATCTTTCTTAATTAAGAAATCTATACAAGCTCGAATACGTTTTATATCAGTTGGAGAGCCTCCGTTTGCTAGATAGGAAGAATCAACAAGAGCAAATCCGAACTGTTTAACTGCACACAGATTATAAATATCTTCATCAATCGCTTTCAAGGCTAACTCAACAGAGCCAAAATGAAGTAGAATCCTCTCTAGTCTAGTAGTAGGTAGATTAAATTTATTTAATTCAACAATCATTCTGGATACGCCTGCATTCCTTACTACTTCTGCTTTGATTTTAGCAAGAGTCTTAACTTTGATGCCTTTGGTCTTATTTACATCTACACGGTCTTCGAGAATCATATCAACCAGTTTTTCCTGTGGATATGCTTTTTTTAGTGAGTTAAAATGATTATCCGCAATGACAGCTTGGAGGAATTTATCTTGTTCTGTCACAGAATTTAGACGTTCTGCTTCCACTTCAATAATCTTATAGAATTCTCCGTATTTAGGATGACTGTATGTGCCATCAAATTTAACCCCATACGACTCCCCTTCTGACAATTTTCGTGTCGTACCTTGCAATGATATGTTCCCATACTTATTCCTAATCAGCTCTCTATTGTAATGTACCGGCTTACAGGAATAAATACCAAACATCGACTCATCACTATAGAAAAGCCTCTTACCTACCTCTAACTCCATTTCATACTGCTTAGTTGACATAGATTAACATCTCCAATTCTAGTTTTATTTAAATAGACACACTTGACAGTATTACTATATTACACGTTTTAACTATAGTCAACTAATAAGAATGAATGCTAATTATTTAGTTAAAACTTACAATAAATTTAATGTCTTGTTGCAATAAAGTGAAAATCTCTATATAATAATAGAGTAAGGACAAAATATTTAATTATATCACACATGTTAATAGATAGTCAAATAATAAGCAGACAATACTATAGAGAAAGGAGCAGATGTGGAATTGAGCGTTGTCAGTAGCAAGGATATTGAATATAAAGTATATACACTAGGTGACGTAGGAGTAATTGAGTTGTTGTTGCTGTATCGGTATAAATATGATGAAAACTTATTCCTAGATGCAAATGTCCCCTCTATGGTAGTTAGTGGTACAGGGAGAGTTAATGAAGAAGTAATTGTCACTTACGCTACCTTAGACGAATACATAAGATTGTGTGAGTTTAGTGATTTGCAGACAAAGATGATTAAGTTGATTGGCGAAGGATTTTCATACGAAGAGATTGCAGAAATATTGAAACTTAGATTATCTACTATTTCAGGAAGATTAAAAACAATTTATAAAAGAATAGTAAAAGAAAATGATTGGCAATGGAAAAAATGTGTGTATTTAAATGAATTAGGATTGAGAAGTAAGAGATGTAGTAAATGTGAAAAAGAATTGCCCGGAACAGTAGAGTTTTACTATGTTAAGGAGGATACAGAGGATGGTTTTCACAACTTCTGTAAGAAGTGTTTTTGAACAAACGTAAAGAAAATGTGGTTGAAAAGGTGTTTTCAAGGACAGAAAAGAGAAGGGACTTATTTAACTATGAGGAACTTAAATAGGAGATTAAATTATGAAGCTAAAGTTGCCACATAAAAATTACAATCTAAATATGGAATTGTCCATCAAAGAAAGACTTCCAATTATAGATGAAATTTTAAATGAATGTATTGAGTTTCATGAGCAAAAAATGACTGTCGAAGAATATTTTCGATATACATGGGACAAGCAAAATACAAAAGTATGTCTAGATATTATAGGATACTATCTTACTAAAGAAAATAGAAACTTAGAGATACTTTCCAACAAGAAACAAATCGAAATGTTAAAGGGATCAGAAAGACATACTACGTTCTCGGGAATGGGATATGATAACCAATTAGCTGTAGGACTTGTAGAAATCGATGAAGAAGGATACTAGAATATTTAATCAAAACTTAAAAAAATTGATAATTATAAGGTGGTATTCCCCTGCCACCTCTATATAAAAATAAATACAGAATCAAATATAGTTTTGGCAGACTTTTCTATAAAAACTGTACGAGCAAACAGAGAAAAAGGAGATTGATTTATTATGACAGTACTTAACAAAGGTGAGCTAGTAGATATTATCGCAGCAGAGAAAGAAATTAATAAAAAGGAAGCTACAGCTTGGTTAGAAGACGTATTCAAGACACTTGAAACCGTTGTTACTGAATATGGATCAGGTTTTAAACTCGGTGATATTGGAACGTTTGATGTAGTAGATGTAGCAGAGAAAGAGCGAGAATTTACTCATCTACAAACTAAAGAAAAGTTTACTAAAGTAACACCTGCACATTTTGCATTGAAGTTTAAAGTAAATAAACGTACAAAAGAAGCATTGATTGCGCTAAAAACAGCAGAATGAGCAAATAAACAGTCGGAAACGATGAAGATTAATAAGCTATAAAAATATAATTCAGACACATAGTAGGAACTACCATCAAAATCGTCACAATGATGTACTGCTGCAAGATGACAGTGTATCACCTACTCTCCCTACTATGTGGATCTGATGAAAATTGGAGAATATGCTTATGACAATGGAGAAAAAGGAAGTAGTAGAGAAGCTTTGGGTACTGCCTGATACAAACGTATTCTTAGTAGACCCTGCCGTCCTAGATGAATATAACATCGTTGTACTTGGGTGTGTTCTAAGAGAATTAGAGAATCACAAGGTATCACATAGAGCTGAGTTAGCTTATCAAGCTAGAATCGCAACTCGTTATATTAAAAACAGAGAAAAGAACTCATATAGATTCATTGGACAAGACTATGATGCAGAGAATATTCTCGGCAAAGACTATCATAACGCATACTTCGACAACCAAATTATTGCAGCGTGCAGAGAGCTATGTGTTCCACTTACATCGCATGACGTATTGCTACAGTTTAAAGCAAAAAGTTTTGATGTAGATGTCATTGAGTTAGATGAGATACAAGAGAATGACGTTTCTAAATATACAGGAATTAGAGAACTGTTTCTGAGTGATAGCGATGAAGATGTGAAGCTACTGGCTAATATTTACGAGAATCCAGAGTCTAATACACTAGAACTAGCGCAAAATGAATATCTTCTTTTATGGAACAAAGACATGAGAACTTACAATGATGATGGCGAAGAGAATGGTTTTGAGTTGATTGATGTGCTTAGATTTGATGGATTCAAGCTTACAAAACTGAAATACAAGCCTACAGAAGACTTATTCATGGGCAAAACAAAACCTATTAACATTAAGCAGAGGATTGCGTTCGACTTACTCCAGAATAAAGACATCGGTGTTAGTTTAGTGACTGGATCAGCTGGCTCAGGAAAAGATTATGTGATGGCTGCTCATATGATGCATGCATTACAACGTGAAGAGATTGATAAGATTGTCTTCATAAGAAATATTGCGCCCTTAGCAGATGCAGGGCAGACTGGATATTTAAAAGGAGATCTTTTCGAGAAGTTGTCTGTGTGGGCTTACCCTCTTATGGATGCGATTGGTGGACAAGATGCCTTTGAAATGCTGTATGACAAAGGAAAAATTGAAATCCAACACTTTGAGTCAATTAGAGGAAGAAGTTTTAAAAACTGTGGAGTGTATGTAACAGAAATTCAAAATATGACTAGTTCACATGCTAGAATGCTACTCTCTCGTGTAGGAGATGGAAGCTTTATCTTCCTTAATGGTGACACAAAGCAAACAGATAAAGATGTGTTCAAGAATAATTCTGCTATTAACACGTTAAAGAAGCTTAAAGGTCATAGACTGTTCGGCATGGTCGAGTTCGACAAGATAGAGCGCTCAGATATCGCTTCGCTCTCCGAGTTTATTTAACCACTATATAGAATATCGATTATAATTAACACTCGATTAAACATCTAAACACAGTTAAAATGACACTTTTATTCAAATTTGCAAGTCAGAGTTAAACTTTGGAGAGTTGGTTTTTCTGGCTTGCAGAGATTTATTTTCAATCTGCTCGAAACGGATTCTTGTATATGCTCGTACAAAAAACATCTAATTACCACTTGTTATTATTTGTAGATGATAACAAGGAATAGCGGTTAGTTCAGTACGGATCGTCTGGATTAGCTTAAGCAGGCAACTTAATGGTTATAGCCTGTTTCTTATTCGCGGTACTAGTCCAATGGCTAAGACGACTGGCTTCCACCCAGTAAATAGGAGTTCGAGTCTCCTGTATCGCTTAGCAACAAGTAATTCTGAAGACTACAAACAGACGAATTCAATGAGAAAAGGGAGATGTTTTCAATATGACAACAACACAAATGACAGTAACTCGCGCTTTAGCGGAGTTGAAATTGCTTGATTCTCGCATTAATCGTACAATCAACGGAGCTACATTTGGAGGTATTTTGGTAGGAAATAAAGTATCTGCCGGTCTTACAAGTGTAGACGATATTGAAAAACGTGCAAAAGCTGATTTTCAGTCAGTTAAAGCTCTAATTAATAGTCGAAATGAGATTAAATCAGCTATCGTCAAATCGAACTCAGTGGTAGAGGTTGAAATTGCTGGAGTTAAGCTGACCGTTGCCGAGGCAATAGAAAGAAAAACTTCCATACAGTATGAAAATAATCTGTTGGCATCATTGAAAATACCTACACAAGTCTTGTTAATCACGTTGATCGTGTAAATGCTGATGTAAAACAACGTTTGGATAACCACTTGGAGACTTTGTTTGGTAAGGAAGGTAAAGTGACTGCCCAAGCCAATGAGGATATTGTCAAGGCTTTCAAGAGTGATAATGAAGCTAAATTAATTGATCCAATTGACTTGAAGAAGCAGATTGACACACTTACAGAAGAGATTGAAGACTTTTTATCAGAAGTAGATTTTACTCTGAGCGAGTCAAACACAATAACCCGAATAGATGTTGGTTAATAAATATTAATATAAAATAAAGCATTGTTAGTTAGTCGAAATCTAATAAACTAGACACCTTTTCAGAGGATAGGTTAATCCTCTCAACTTATAATCCAAAATGGGATATTTTGAAGAAATTCACTTGTAAAGTTCAAGCTTCAAACTTCAAAACTCAGGATTCAAAGTTAAGAGTTCAAAGTTCTTATGAGCTCAACGTTTAGTTATTAAGAATTAAAATTCGATGAAATCCAAGATTAAAGGTTTATAGGCGCTTGTCTAATTGACCTTGTTAGATACCTCTTGGCTGGCTAGCTAACAATATTACTTCTTTGGGAAATTGGTGTAGTGGTAGCACAAGAGCTTCCAAACCTCTTGGCGTGGGTTCGATCCCTTCATTTCCCGTATTGTAAAGTCAGATTGCGCTGACTCTAAATAATCGCATTGTGTAATAGATTAAACGAGAAAAAGGAGAAGATAAGATATGGCTAAGAAGGTTCAAACTACGCAACTAAAAGGATTATTTGACATTAATACAATGGAAATCGAGGAAACTACTAAAGATGATGTGAAAGTGTACAGTTTACTTGAGGTATTACAGGAGTATGCAGACAAAACTATTTCAATCAACATCAAGGAAGAAGTAGAGTTAAATCCCATCGAGGTTGATTAATTATGATTCTAAAACAGAGAGATGAAGAGTCGTTTCTTGATTGGAAATACCGACTCATAGAAGCCAAGCTGAACAAAGAGATTGACGTTGAATGGGCTGACATTGTTGAAGAGCTAGACTTAGGAATTCATTATGATACATTGCGTAAAGGTTCAGCATTCTTCTTTGAGATGAAGGAATACTTTGAGAAACAGGCTGAAGGCTCAACAATTGATACTGAATTGGATAAGCTAACCACTAAAAAGTTTGAGCTCCAGAAGGAACGTAATAAGCTAGCTGCTGAAAAGAATGAAATTAATAAGTGGATTCGTGAACAAGCAAGAGCTGAAAATATACAAGATAAGATTGAATTAGCGATTGCTAATTTACAGCCAGTCGTTGTGCCTCAGATTAAGATTGAATCTAAGAATAACATTCGTACAGCAGTTGTTGACATTGCTGACTCTCACTTTGGTCGAGAAGGTAAGATAGAAGGCTTCCATGGAGAAACAATCGCAGAATACAGCGTGGATATCTTCAAAATTAGAATGTGGGCTTTACTAGAACGAACAATTGAAATACTAAAGAAGGAAGATATCGATTCCATCACAGTATTAAATCTAGGAGACTCTACAGATGGATTGCTAAGATTTAGTCAGTTGAAATTCTTACAATTAGGTATCGCAGACCAAGTAATGCAGTTTGGTGAGTTTATGTCTGAGTGGCTTAATAAACTATCTGAGTATGCAAAAGTAGATTATTATTCTATATTGGCTAATCACACAGAAATTCGTCCACTCAATTCGCAGCGAGGAGACTTCCCAGAAGAAAATGTCGAGCGACTAATCACTTGGTTTATTAAAGAGAGACTTAAAGATAATGTAAACGTAAATATACATGACATTCAGGAAACATTGTATCTTGATGTACTAGGAACAAAAATTCTTTGTGTGCATGGTCATAATGAGAAAAATCTTGAGAATTCAATTAAAGACTATATGATGATTTATCAAGTACCAATCCATATTCTAAAAACTGGACACTTGCATCACCATAATAGTAAGACCATCGGGATGGCTGGAATGCAGAATATTGAATATGTACAGTCCCCTTCTATTTGCGGAATTGATGAGTACTCAGTAAAGCTTAAGAAAACAGCTAACGCAGGAAGCCTGATCACTATATTTGAAGCAGAATACGGTAAGTCACACACATATGACATTCGGTTAAAATAAAATATATTTAACCATAACTTGTAATTAAATGAGCACAGCCAAAACAACTGACGAAAAAGGAGTTCTCCCCTACCCTATGACAAATGATAACCAGAACACTTCAAATCAAGAAGATAAATGTGATGCATGTATCGCCTACGCAAACTTTAAACAAATCGTACAAGATGGAGTTCAGATCGAAGATGCGTTCCATATAATATTTGCAGAACTGGCTGATAGAATAGCAGATGACGTACATGATATGGCTTTCTCAGAAGGTTACAGAGTAGGATATGTAGAATCCATGCGAACAGTTGCAGAGCAGATTGATGCTTCAGCAGATAAGCTTGAAGATAATCTAAATGGATGCGATTGTGGATGTGGTGGCGTAATCGAAGGAGATCCCATTGAAAATGAAAACTTAGATAGAGTTATTTTAGATGGAGATGAGTTTAGTGAATGGCTTAAAGAACGTATGTAAAAGTGTTAGGAATAGATGGATTAAGATGAAAATTGCTATCTATGTGAGTTGCAAAATTAGATACGAAAACTTTGTAGATGATTATCTACAGTGGAAACGTTGATTTGTATATGTGAAATGAATGTGTACATGTATGTGTGAGTATAAGGAAATGATTGCTTGACAGATTGAGTAATCCGCTATCCTTCTAATTATGAGTGATGAGAGATTAGGAGGAATGAGTATGAGTGAAGTTGAGTCTAAGGAAATAGTAGATATTGAGTTGACAGAGGAACAATTGGATTGCATATTAGATGAACTTGATGATGTGGAGAATATTGACGATGTAGAAGATGTGTTGTTTGAGAATAGAGTAATTTATTTAAGTGGGGCTGTAGATAACGATATGTCTGCAAATATTATCCCTTTAATTCACTATTATAACATTCAAGACGAGCAAAATAATATAAGTTCCGAGCTCCGTTCCCCTATTAAAATATTCATAGATTCAGAAGGAGGAGAGCTGTATCGTGGTTTTAATCTACTTTCATCTATTGAGCGGTCAGAAACTCCGATATGGACATATCTAGAAGGCTCTATTGGAATGAGCATGTCTCTAATTCTGTTTCTCTCAGGTACACGTCGATTCATGAGCCGTTTTGGTAACCTTATGTATCATGAGCTGAGGGCAGGGTCGGATGTATCCACTTTAGCAGAAATGAAGAATACAGTTAACCATTATGAGAGATTACAAGACAAGATGGACAAGTATATTGTGGAGCGTACAAGTATTCCATTAAAGAAGCTTAAAGAGCAGAGAAAGAAAAATCTTGATTGGTTTATTGATTATGATATTGCAAAGAAATATGACGTATTCACGGATACAATTTGATAGTTTGTTAGGGCGTTCAATAGAACGTCTTATAGAGATTATCAAATAGATAATTATATGTAATTTATTAAGGTAGGATAGGACGGCTTAATTACCCGTCTAATGTGGTACTCATCCACCACGCTCCTATCTTTTTTATTATTGGGATGAGAGAAAAGGATGAGTTAAATGAGTGAGAAGAAAGTGTACAAAAGAATGACTATCGAAGGTGTTTATGAATTCTGTAAAGAATTAGGCATTATCTGTAAAAGTGATACCTATACCACTGTTAAAAGCCCGTTAATATTTATCTGCACCCAATGTGGAGAAGACTTTGAGCGAAATTTTGACAACCTGAGAAACAGGAGACAAACAGTTTGCAATCTATGTGGCAAAGGGAACGGTCAAAGGAAGCAGGCTTTTACTATTGAATATGTGAGAAACTTTGTTAGTAACGAATCTAACTGTAAATTGGTTAGCACTACTTACATAAACACAGACAATCCTCTTGACTTCATATGTGGGTGTGGAGAAAGTTTTACAGCAACTTTCTATAAATTTAAAAACGTAAATAAGAGACAATGTACACCTTGCGGAGATAAAATTATAGTGAGCAAGCTATTGACTCCAGTAGAAAAAATAAAAGAAATGGTAGAAGAAGCTGGCTATTCATTTGTTAGCAGATATCATTCATCTGAAGATAGTAAGCATACTATAAAAGTCATATGCGATAAAAATCATATGTACGAAGTGAGCTATCACAGCTTTAGATCAGGACAAAGGTGTCCTCATTGTAGTTCTAGTTTTGGTGAAATCAGAGTCGAAGAGTTTTTAAGAAAAATGATTATAGATTATAAAATAGAATACAGGTTTAAAGGTTTACACGGATTAGGTGGTTCCAGCTTGAGGTTTGATTTTGCTATATTTAATAGTAGATGTGAGTTATTACATCTCATTGAGTATGATGGTAAACAGCATTTTGAGCCTGTTGAGGTAATGGGTGGAGCAGATAAATTCATAGAAACTCAAGCACATGACGCTATTAAAAATGCATACTGCAAAGCAAATAATATAAATCTAGTAAGAATACCTTATTGGGATTTCAATAATATTGAGAAAATATTAAGCAAAGAATTAGAGAATGTGATGAAAGAAAGGAGTGCTTAATCAATTGAGTGAAAATATAAAATCTAAATCACCACCTAAACGAATGAATTGTATAAGATGTGAAGCGAGCCATCCATTCAAGGATGGCTTTTATAGTACATCGGATATCGATTTCTACCCACTCGGTAAATTACCTGTCTGTAAGGACTGTTGCCAGAAGAATATTGAGAAAAAAGGATTCGATGGATTTATGGACTTGTTAAGACTAATTAATAAGCCATTGCTTGAAGATAATTTTAAAGAAGATTTTTTTGAGTACATAAAAAATGTTAACTCACTTCCTCAATTCAGAGGAACTACTTTTTTACAGAGCACGAAATTCGAATCCAATAGAGCTTTAGAGTCTATTCAAAGAGCTAAACCAAAGGAGTTGTCCGAGGAAGATTTAAGAGAAAGTGAAGATTTCTGGGGAACAGGAAAACCAGAAGAACATTATATTTGGTTGAACATGCAATTCTCTGACTATCTATCAAGATATGAAGTAGATAGTAAGACTTTAGAGGACTTAATTACAGAAATATGTTTAACAAGGCTTGATATTAGAACTAGACGGGAAGCGGGATTAGATGTAGATAAGCAGATAAAAACTCTTGAGATATTGTTGACATCAGCTAACTTAAAACCTTCCCAAGAAACTGGAAACCAATCGGTTGAGCAGCAAACATTCGGAACCTTGATAAAGCAATGGGAAGATACTCGTCCTATTCAAGACGACTCTGAATGGAGAAAAAATGACACTGTAGGAGAGTATTTGAAAGTTTGGTTCACAGGACATCTTATGAGGTTCTTTAATATTGAAAACAAAGATGAAGATGAGTATTTTGAAGAAATTAACAAGTACACTGTGCAGTCAGATGAAGGCGATGAAGATGGCAGGAATTAGAAATTTTCAGGTAGATAGAAATAAGTCCACAAGAGGTATGAACATATTTAAAACTGGTAGAAATCATCGGAAAAAAGAGCCGAAGACAGAACGATTGATGGATGGTATCAATATCTGGGCGAGTTGGTACAGGTTTCGTATGGATATATTTATTAAGGAGTATTTAGGGATTCAATTAAAACTGTTTCAAGTTTTCTTAATATATGCAATGCAGAATAATCATTATTTTATGTATCTAGCTTCTAGAGGTCAGGGTAAATCATTCCTGTCGGCTCTATATGCAGTATCTAGATGTATTCTTTATCCAAATTCAATCGTAGTGATTACATCAGGAACAAAGGGACAGGCTACAAATGTTTTAAAGAAAATAGAAAAAATGATGCCGGATTCGCCCAATTTAAAAAGAGAAATTAAAGACATTTATACGGGAGCTAATAATGCAAATTGCACCTTTCATAATGGATCAGTAATAGAAGTGGTAGCCTCCAATCAGAATGCTAGATCTGGTCGAGCGCATGTTGTCATAATTGATGAATTTCGCATGGTAGACTTAACAGTTATTACAGATGTAATCAGAAAATTCTTAATAACTCCAAGACAAGCTGGTTATCATCAAAACCCTAAATATGCTCATCTTCAAGAAAGAAATAAAGAAGTGTACCTATCGAGCTGTTGGTATAAAAGTCACTGGTCATGGGATAGAGCGTCTACATACTTTAATTCTATGGTCACAGGTAGAAAGTACTTTATATGCTCCCTTCCCTATCAACTAGCAATTAAAGAAAATCTTCTAATGAGAGAACAAGTATTAGATGATATGGCTGAGGATGATTTTGATCCAGTAGGATGGTTTATGGAAATGGATTCTCTATATTTTGGCGAGAATTCTAAGTCTTATTTTAGTTTTGATGATTTTAGTGTAAACAGAAAAGTTAACAAAGCATTTTATCCATTAGAAATTTCTGAGCATATTAATGATAAGAAACTACAGATTAAGAAAGAAAAAGGAGAAATACGGGTGGTCTCTGCGGATATTGCAGTCGTTGGAGGTAGCAAAAATGATGCCACAGCAATTTTCTGTGCAAGGTTAATACCGACTAATAACGGTTACGAGAGACAAGTTGTTTACTCCGAAACTTTTGAGGGAGGAATTGTGACCGACCAGAGTATGAGAATAAGAAAAATCTATCATGAGTTTTCTGGAGATTACATCGTCTTAGATGTTATGAACGCTGGTACGTTTTTACTCGATATTCTAGGACAAGAGCAAGTAGACAGTGAAAATGGAGTAGAGTATGAACCGCTGAAGTGTATGAATGATGAAGACCTCGCTAAACGGTGTATATACCCTGATGCGCCCAAGGTCATTTATGCCGTAAAAGGTAGTGCTTCATTAAATAGTAAAATAGCTGTCTCCATGAGGAATGCTCTGAGAAGTAAAAAGCTCAGACTCTTGATTCATGAAAATGATGCAGAGGAAATATTAGTAAAGCTAAAAGGATATAATAATTTACCCGACGACCTAAAGGTTAAATTCAAGCTTCCTTTCATTCAAACCAGCCTGCTTATAAATGAAACAATAAACCTAGAAGCTGAACATAATGAAAGTAATCGAGAAGTAAAACTTAAGGAAGTGGGCTCTGCAAGGAAAGACAGGTACAGTAGTCTGTCTTACTTGAATTACTTTTCTGATTATATCGAACAAAAAAATAGAAAAAGGAAAAGAGAAACATTTGATACCTCCAGTCTCTTCATGTTTAAGAGGTCGTCGCCTTATTAGATCATATAGTGATACATCGAATTAAATCAAATTATAGAAAGGAGGATATATTTGCCTAGAATTAACCCGACTAATCCTAAATACAAACTAAATAAGACGGTATATGAAAACAAAGAAGCTAAAGAACAACGACTTGTTCTACAGCAACAACAATTCGCAGCGTTGAGAAATATGAAAGTTCTTAGTAAAATGCTTTCTTCTTACAACTCTATCTTATCAAAGTTTAATCCTGAACAAGTGGCTACATTCCTACAGAACCCCGCTAGACACGAAAAGCAACTACGCCAATTATCAAACCATTTATACAATGTAAATGCTCAATATAAGATGGTAATAAAACATATGGCAACATCTAATGTCTACGCATACGACTTAGATTTAATTGGCTCAGTTGATAGTTATGCACCAGACAAACTAAAGAAAGCTTATTTTAAAAATTCTCAGTATATTGATAAGCTAAATCTAAAACACGAGATGTCTAAAGCCTTAAAGATCGCATTCAAAGAGGATGTTTTTTACGGCTATGAACATGAGTCTAAAGACTCTTATTTCATTCAAAAATTAGATGCCGATTATTGCAGAACATGCGAAATTGAAGATGGAGTGCTTAACTATTCATTCGACTTCTCTTACTTCGACAGCCGAAAAGAGGAATTAGCTAATTATCCAGAAGAATTTCAAATAAAGTATCAAAGCTATCTAACAAGTAAAAATGTAACTAGCTGGATAGGAATAAATTCTGATAAGATTTGCTACATAAAAATCAATGAGGAACTAGATTACGTCCTTCCCCCTTTTAGCACTATGATTGAATCTATATTTGATAGAGATGAGTACAAGAAAATTAAAAAAGCCAAGGCTAAGATGGACAATTTTCTACTACTTGTTCAAAAAATTCCACTAAATAAAGACGGAAAAGATTTAGATAGCTTTCTTATTGACCCCCGTCTCGCCAATCAATTCCACGAAAATACGGGGAGTAATCTTCCAGATGAAGTGGGTTTGACCACTACACCAATGGACATAGAGGCGATCTCATTGGAGAAAAAGCAAAACACTAGCGATCCAGTAAATGAAGCCTTGAGTGAAATTTTTAGCGATGCGGGAATTTCACAGTATTTATTCAGTTCTGACAAGAGTTCTTCTGTTGGTATCGCCAAATCAATTATTGCTAACGAGCAAATTGTTTTTGACGTACTAAGACAAATCGAAAGGTGGATTAATAGAAAGCTTAAAAAGATGCCCGGAGCTATTAAGTTTCATGCATCTTTTTTGAATTACACTCTCTATAGTCAAAAAGAAGAGCTTGAACGCTCACTAAAAGCAGGTCAATATGGAGTTCCTGATATCATGCGAATTGGTGCTACATTGGGCATGTCCCCTAATCAACTTTATAACAAAGCGATAATAGAAAATCAGATATTAGATTTACACAGTATTATAAAACCTTTAGCTTCTTCACATACACAGAAGAGTGATGGGACAAGTGGTGCACCAACTGTCGATGATAATGAGGCAGCAGAAAGTACTATTATAAATAGAGATGCAGAAACTGACATTCGTAAAATTGATGGTTGATAGCTTCCGACTCAACTATCATTAACCGTGATGCAAATACAGATGAAAATAGAGAAGACTAATTAAATAAAACTTGTAATATGTTTGAGAGGTGGTGAAACGAAAATATGACAGATAAGAAAGTAGATACAAAAATTCCAATTATCTTTCAAAATATAAAAGAATATGAGAATGAAGACAGTCGCTTTCTAAAGGTAAAAATTTGGTTAATGCATACTTTAGAAAACTTCAACGGATCTAGCTTTAGTAAAGAGGTAGTCAATAAAGCCATTCCATCATTATCTAATACCCCTCTCCTCGCTTTCATAGAAAAAAATTCTGATGGCGAACAAGACTTTAGCGACCATCGCATCGTCTTACATCGCTCAGAAGACGGAGAACTGGATTTAAAGTATATGGGTGAATATGTAGGGTTGATCCCAGAAACGAATAATGCTCAATGGGAGTTCCGCATGACCGATACTGGCGAGATGAAAGAGTATCTCACTGTAGAAGCATTGATGTGGACTAAGAAAAATGATCCTGTCGACATCATGAAGCGCAAAGGATTTACTTCACAATCAATGGAATTAGCTGAGGATTATACAGGATATTACGACGAGCAAGGAATATTCCATTTTGAAGACTTTAAGTTTTTCGGTGCTTGTTTGCTGGGGAATGACGTTCTACCAGCAATGCAAAACTCTACAGCAGAAATACAATTCACCGCAAATACTAATATGCAAAAGAATATTGAGAAGAAGCTACAGGAGTTTTACACTCTATTCTCTCAAGAAGGAGGTAATAAAATGCCAAAGGAAAACGAAGCACAAGAGACAGAAATCACAGAATTAGATGAGACTACTCAAGCAGAAGAATCCGTTGAAACTACTCAATCTGAATCGGAAACTACAAAAGTTACTCACACCGTCAATCCTGCAATTCTAGACAACTCTACAGAGGACTCCCCTACTGATACCGATGAATCATTCACTGATACGTCAGAACAGTCTACAGAGTTAGATGAAGAAGCAAAAGCAACTGAAGAAACAGAAGATGAATCGGACGGTACATCTGAAGCAGAAGTAGATTACGAAGCTAAATTTAACGAGCTTAGCAACAACTTCACTTCTCTCGCATCGGATTATGAAGCTATCAAATCACAGCTAGAGTCACTTCAATCATATAAGCGTCAACGTGAAGAAGATGATCTCAAAGCTAAATTTGAAGGTAAGCTATCAGATGAAGAATTTACTCAGGTGTTCTCGAATATGAAGGATTCTGACTTAGCAGAAGTAGAAGATAAGTTATTTGCACTAGTTGGAAAGAAGAATTTCTCAATTCAATCTACTACAAAAGAAAAAGTAAATAAGATAACTATCACCCCTCATAAGGAAGAAGAAAATGAACCTTATGGTGGGCTGTTTAAGAAGTATCAGAAATAATAACTGATGCTTCTTTTTGTATTAAATAATAAAATGTAATTTTCTTAGGAGGAAAACAATAATGGCAAAAGTAAATCTTGATAAGCTTCAAGCAGTATCAAACGGAAATATCGAATCTGTAACTCACACAGCAGCATTGGAAAACGGTGCTCTAATTGCACTTGGCAATCTTAAAACAGGTGAACGTGAATTGATGGAAGTTAAAGCCCCTGCGAATACGGACGAGCTTCTTTTAGTAGCCACTTCAGAAATGCACTATGACGAATCTAAAGATGATTTGGATTATACTAATCCGGCTAATTCAAAAGCTCGTGCTTACCACTTTACTGTAGGTGATAAGTTCCAAGCTGAACAAGCTTTATTCGCAGTAGCACCTGCTGTAGGTGACGTAGTTACAGGAAATGCTACTTTCGGTTATGCAGTTAACGTTGATAGTCGCACCACTTTCGTGGTAGAGGCTTTGACTAAGTTTGGCTATGACCGTCGTGATATGGCTCGTCTACGAGTATTAACTGTTTAATATCAGATTAGTAATAACATAGATTATAAAATAATAACAAGTGAAAACACTAGGAGGAAATTTAATGAATTCAGAAATTAATAAATTAGCACTTGACTTTGCAAAAGGTCAAGTAGAGGGAAATAAAACAGCAGCAGAGGTAGATGCTGTTCTACGTGCTGCATTCTTGGAGCGTATTGGAGTAGAAAGCATTACTCACTTCAATGATTATCGCATCCACAAGGATAGTATTTTTGCTATTATTACTGAGGTTGTCTCACCTATTATCAACGAATATATTGATACTGTAGTAGGTCGATTTGCAGATGTTCGTAACGTCGGCTGGGGAGATACAAATGTTTTTGATATTGAAAATCCAGAACTATTCGAAGTTTCCGTAATTGCAGACGGTACAGGAAACTTGAATCGTCAGCGTATTCAAAACGGTAAAATGACAGTTCCTATGGAAACTATGGGCGTTAAAATCTATGATGAATTTTACCGCTTCTTGGCTGGTCGAATCAACTGGTCTCAATTAGTAGATAAGGTTGCAAAATCATATGAAAAGAAGCTATCTGAGCTTGCATATGACACAATTTATAGTTCTTACAACAATCTTGATGCAGAGTTTAAATTCACTGGATCATTTGATGAAGATGAAGTATTACGTGTACTTGCAAACGTCGAAGGTTTATATGGTTCAGCAATGCTAGTAGGAACTAAACCTGCTCTTGCAAAAATGAAGTTGGATTACATTGGTGGCTCAGGTAAGGATGACTATAATGCTATTGGATATCACTCTGTATTCCGCGGCTATGATGTAATGGCTCTTACTAATTCATTCAAACCGGGTACTTATGAGTTTGCACTTTCTAATACAGATTTGCTTGTACTGCCAGCAGCAGATCACAAAATCATCAAAATTGTTCACGAAGGTGACGTTATTGTTATCGACGAGCAAAATGTACAAGGCGACCTTTCTATTGAGCACACATTTATCAAGAAGGCTGGAGTCGGTATTGCTCTTACTGACAAATTTGGTATTCTTCGTTTCTCATAATAAATTAATTGAAACATATAAAATAAATAGACTGGGAGAGTTATCTCTCCCTACGATTAAAAGGAGATTTGTAAAATGACAGAAGAAAAGAAAGTACCTGTACGTAAGACTCCAGCCAAAGTGCAACCTAAAAAAGAAGTAGAGAAAAATGACGATGTGGTTGAGGATAAAGTGTCAGAAGCAAAACAACCTGTACCAGCAAAACCTCCGAAACGTAAAATCGATAACGATGAAGATATTGTAATCATGAACAATACTACTGGGCGCTATAAATATATTTCTCGAACAGGTTACGTAACTGAGATGAATGACTATGGAGATACAGAAAATATTCCTTATCGTGAACTTAGAACAATGAGTTCTGGACAGAAAAGACATATTGAAGCTGCCTTTATTGTGATTTTAGATGAAGATGCTGTAAAAGCTCTTGGTTACGAACGATTATATGAAAACGTTCTGGATTTTGAAGGTGTAGAGGAAGTACTTAAAGATCCTGAAAGATTAGACGCTATGCTGAAAAAGATGCCAACTACTATGCGTGAAACTGTGGGCTCTATCGCAACACGGAAGTTCCGAGATGGAGAATTGTACGACATGCGAGTTAAAAAAGTAATTGAGGACAATCTTAAAATTAAGATTGATGGCTAAGAAAGCAGGTGTTGACCTATGGGAACACCATTCAGTAATATTTACAATCTATTTCTTTCTCAAATCAAAGACTATGAATTACTAGACCTTGCAGAATTTGATAAACCTGCATTAGAAGCAAATCTTCAACTATGGCTAATGAGCTCTATCCCCTACTTCCAAAACTGTAAAAAGAATTTGGAGTCACATGATAGAGTATTGGCTAGCTTTGATGATGAGCTAAATCAAGCAGAACAGTTTATCCTCGCCAAATATATGATTCATATTTATACAGGAACATTCTTATTGAGAGAAGAAAATTTAGCACAGGCATTGAACTCAAAAGATTATCGTATGTACTCCCCTGCTAATCAGCTTAAAGCTTTACAATCCCTCAGTGAGCGTATCTTACAAGATGCTAACACTTTGAAGAGTCAATACTCTTGGAATGTACACTACATAAGGGAGTTGTTTAAGAAGTGATTACTAAAGAATCATACAGAGACTATCTAATTGGATTAAAAGATAGGATATTTAAGATTCTACCGATGTATGAAGAGAAAAGTGAAACCTTTGATGAATATCTAAGCTCATTGGTAAATGTTGAATTATATGGATTGAAATATGTGATCGAAAATCTACCTCATGATAAATGGTATATAGATTCTTTCTCTATTTTAATAGCTATTAGATTTCAACGACCACCCGACTTCTCAGATACACCAATGGTAAAGAAGGAGATATTCTATATATTAAAACTTATTGATAAACAAATTGACCAACTGAAAGGAGGATGAACATGAGTGATTATAGCGCCTTTATTGGCAGAATGAAAGCTGGTGGAGCACGTAACCACAAAGAGGCATTGCAGATGTCAACTAAACGACAAGCTTATAATCTTATCATGAACTCCCCTACCAGCACGTCAGTTGAATACATGGAACTTGCTGAACAGACAGATAAAACTTATAAAGCTGTGAGCATGGAAAGCAAGCCTTCTATTGTATCAGATAAGGAAACGTTTTATAAGCGTACAATGCTATTTCTTCCCGATGAGGGAGTTAAATTGGGATCGTATTTAAAGTATGACGACAAGATTTATCTTGCTACTAATATAAGTGATATTGAACCGTACCCTCAAGCATTTGTTGAGTTTTGTAACTATGAATTATTGATTAAAGGTGAAGAAACCAGAACGATTGTAGGTAAAGATAGCTTAGGAAGACCTCAATATAAGACGCATAGAGTTGATTATCCTATTCCTTGTGTAACTACATCTAAAATATACAGTACGCTAGACAACTCTCAGATCCCCTTGCCTGTAGGAGCAATTCTTCTCTACACTCAGTATCACGATAAAATTAAAATTCCTTTGAATAGTGAGTTTGATTTACTAGGTGACAAATATCAAATAACTACTGTCAATCCCATAAACACTTTGATGGATAAAAATGGAGTAAGACACGGCTATTTAGAAATTAGAGCGCAAAGAGATGTGAATAAAACATGAGCTTAAATAGAGATATAAAAAAAGGCTCTATGAGAGAAGTTGTCGCTGGTGCTTTTGAAATACTAAGGAAAGATGAAGAATTGATGAGAGCTCTTTGTTATCTACCAGAAGATACGGAGGAAGATATATTACATCCAATGGATGAGTTATTGCCTAACATTGTAGATGAAGATAATGAAACATATTGGGAGACTGTAGATAATCATATCAAGCTTCATGAAAAAATTACGGATATTGAGAATAAGTCGCTATGCAGACTCTACATCTATCTAGGTAGACGCAGACCAGTTTTTAACAACTACCTTATAGCTCAGCAAGAAATCATCATTGATATATTTGTTCATAATGACTACAGCGACAATATGAGAATAGGTTGGATTTCGGATAGAATAAACGAACTGATAGCCTTAAAACGACTCAATGGCACATTTGGAAAGTTGGAGTATGCCTCTGGAAATAGTAGAGATGCTCCAATTGGCTATAGCAAATATCAACATATGTTCGTATTTGCGACTGGAAAGAGGTGAATTAAGTGTATCAAGAACTAGATAGAGAGCTTTTTATATTTGGTGAACCTATTGAAACAGAACTTGGAGTAGTTAGATTCTTAACCTATAAACAATATTTAATGAACATACAAGAGTTGAGTATGATTTCTTTAAACGTGCTGCATATCTACTATCAGTATCGGAAGCTTTTTGAAGGTAAAGATGATCAGGCTATGATCGCACTAGAAGAGTTGAAGAAAGAAAGCTTGTTCAACATTGTGAATGCAAATGGAAATTTTAAGGATGCTTACAAGAAAATATTTGCTCTAGTGTTGGACAAGAATGATATTAAAGATGTTGCTTTAGCCATTAAGAGAATATTTGAAGATGAGAAATTGTTTATGTGGATTAGAGAATTAGTTATGAACACTAACTTTCTTACGGAAGATGAAGTCTCCCCTAATCCAGAGATTCAAAAAGGAATAGAGAGAAGTAAACGAGTAAAGCAAATAGATGCAGAGAAGCAAACTGTCTCAGATATTATATCTTCTATTGTAGTAGGAGCAAGTATTCCCTATAGAGATGTCGTGGAGATGACTGTTCTTCAAATTTATGCTGCCTACTATAGATTGGGAGCACTGTATAGCTATAATACATCTACCCTTTTTGCCACCGTGTCATCCGATGTTTCCATTGCTAGTTGGAATAAACATATCAACCTCTTTGAAAGAGAAAGTACGGCAATAGAAAGAAAAGAATTTGATAAACAATTTGGAGACATGTTCTAATCGGACATGTTTTTTATATTTGAAAACAATAGGAGGAAAATAAATGAAAACAGTAATTCAGGATACAGCAGAGATTTTTATCACAAATGTGAAAACAGGTAAAGTGGTAATGTTCGGAGAGGCGCAGATTGCAGGTATCTCACAAAGTTTGACCGAAGAAAAGTTAAAAGGTGGTATTGGAAACAAGACTGTCTTCTTACTAAGATCAGACAAAGAAATGAATCTAAATATTACATCAGCCACATTTGACGCAGAATTTTTCGCTATTACACAAGGTGTTTCAATTAATACAAGTGGCGAAGCTGAAATCACTAAAAATACTACTGCGACAGTTGCAGACAACCTCGGTACACTGGAGTTTACAGTTAAAAATCTTCCGGTAGGAGTTCAAAAAGTTTCTCTGACGGATATTGACGGAACCCAACAAGAAGTTGATGTAGTTGCAGGCGTAGCCGAACTGCCAGTTACTTTCAAAGCACTAGAAAATGCTACACTAGAAGTATTCTATAAAGAGAAAGTTCAGGGTAATTCGGTAGAATTGAACTCTAACAAGTTTCCTGATAAGTATAAAGTTGAATATCGTACAATTTCTTATGGAATTGAAGATGCCAATGTATACAGCGATATTTACTTCATCTTTGACGAGTGTATCCCAAGTGGCGCATTTGAAATGTCGCTGCAAAATGGACAAGCGTATACACCTGAGATGAACTTCTCTGTAATGAATCCTATTAATTCCGATGTTATGGGTCAAAAAATCGAAGTTCTTCGCACACCCTAAGCTCCCCGACAATAACGGGGGCTTAACAGGTAAACCTATCGGACAAGCTACTATCGGTGATAGTTTCATAGTCGGATAATTGATAGTAAATAGGAGGTCGATATTGAATGGCTACAAAAGAAGAGTTAAAACTTAAGTTTAGTTCGGGTAAAGTCCCTACTGAAGCAGATTTCGCTGAGCTAATTGACGGTGTTGTCGGAGCGACAGGTGCAAAAGGAGAAAAAGGTGCAGCTGGGGTTGACGGTGCTCAAGGACTTCAAGGTGAACAAGGTATTCAAGGTGAACAAGGACTTAAGGGTGATCAAGGTTTAGCTGGAGCAGACGGAGTAGTTACTCAATTGCAATACGATGACATACTTGCTCAGTTACTTGATCTGGAAACAAGATTAGCAGCTATAGAGACACTATAAGACTTTCCAGTGTGGCAATACCTATAGTTAATCATAATTTATAATGTATAAAACAAATTAGAAGAGGACGAACCTGTCCCCTTCTTCTTTTTATTGAGGTCGCAAATCATTGTGGAATGAATAAAGAGAACTGGTGAGAGTTATATCTCCCCTTTGCTATTAATTATTAATTAGAATCCAAGGAGGAATTACCTTATGACAAATAAACAAGCAGTAAAGAAACCTCGTGCTAAAACTATAGGACTGAAAGCAATTGAGAAGCAATACAAAGATATTAACAAAATGGAATCATTTACATTGGACGAAGAGCAAAACTTACAAATTAAATATTATGCTGTGTTTCCAGAATCTAAAATTCAAGAGCTATTGGTAGAAGCAAATAATTCACTCACCTATGTATCAGAAAATGAATTAGATTTTTTCAATGATAATGAAGAGTTTATTAAATACATTTACTTCTTAATTATCCGCAAGTTTACTTCCCTAGAATCAGAGATACCTGAGAATGACTTCCCTGCTCATGTAAATATTATGAATCAAATTATCGACGTCGGATTATTCAATAAGATATTCGATGAAATATTAGATCAGTCAGAAGTATTTCGTATTGTTGAACGTCTACAGCAATTCGTCGAAATGACAGCTAGAATTAGTGAGATGACTCAAAAGGAATTAGAGAAAGCAGAGAGATTAATCAAGAATAAGGAAGTAGTTCACCCTCTTGTTAACCCTGCAATGAACACAGTTGATAGTATTGGCTAACTTTACTAATTTAAAAGATTTAGAAGCTTATTTACAACGAAATATGCACCAAGTATTGAGAGATTCTATGGAGTTGGAACGTGAGCTTGCTACTATTATGAGTCAAACCATTATTGAAAAAGTTTATGAAGCATACATACCTGAGACACAACAGGCTTTAGATATGCGAAGAGGAGAGAATAACTTAGGTTTAGCCGATCCTAGAAATATGATTATTTCGAATATATTGTTTGAGAAGAGGCAACTAAGAATTTTATTCGAAAATATTGCCGAAGGTAGAGATACAATGCAAGATGATATGCTAGTAGACGCTTTTGAGAATCCTACAAAGGAAGGATATTGGAGTAGTCAAGGAAAGTGGTCAAGTAGGTCATTTATTAATGAGACTGCTGAGAGAATTAGGCAGAATCCTCATGGTGTTATAAATGCTATTAAGCAGAATTTGAAGGAAGCTGGATTTGTAGTCAAAGGGTAATATTCAAATAAGTTATAATATAATAAAAACCGAATTTTATAGGAACGGCAATGTGATACCTATTCGGTCTACACTACTATTAAATAAAAGTTTTTAATACACCAAAGTACGATGAATCATAAGGATGTACTAAAAACTTTTATTTAAACTAAGTGTGATGTAGCTATTCTTTAGAATCAGATAGAATAAGTAATTCACTTAGATCGATTTTCAATTCATCACAAATCATACCTATAGTATCTCTCTGATATTGTTTAGTGTCGTCGTTATACAGTCTTCGAACTGTTTCAAAAGGAAGACCTGTTCTTGCAGCCAGCTCTCTTATGCTCATTTGACGCTCATCGAGAACTGTTTTTAAGTTGGATTTTACTCGCATGTATAATACCCCCCTTCTATAGTAGTTAGTTATTCAATATTTTACATGAGTTAGATATAGCTCAAGCATTTCATTAAAGACAACTGTAATTTTCTCATTGCGTTCATCTACTAGTTTTTCTATCAGCGACCAGTTTTCATTCTTGATATAGAAAGTAGCTCTCTTGTATTCTTCAGTAAATCTAATCTGTTTAGTTAAGACCATTATGTCGCTTTTCTTAGTGAGGTCTTCATTGTCCACATTCTCAACAGTTAACTGTTCATATGCCTGAATTGCATTATTGACAATTAACGTAATAGTATTGCCAGTAATTTTCTTTAGGTTGGCTATTTCTTTTGAAGTTTCTTCGGTAATATAAAATGTCTTTCGAATAAAGTTTTCGTTAATTTTCATGGATTCTCTCTCCCCATTTCTTTTATCTAATTGTCCTAAATATAACGTAATTACGTAACTTACGCAACAAATCTGTTGATGGAAACATTCCTGTGTAAATACTCTGTAATTTATGTAAACATTTTGTTGACATTTACAGTTACATACACTATATTGTAATTAAGAGTTAAGGAGATTTAAACAACAACCTCCCTGACAACTAACTACAATAGGAGGAATTACAATGACGAAATCTGCTGTAGAACTAATGGAACTAGAGGAAAGGTTTTTCACAGAAGCTACTGTACAACTTACCTTAACAAGTAAAAATCCTGAAGATATTTACACTTTCTTAAACAGCAACCTTGAAGCAGCTACCCCTCTCAACCATCAAACGGGAAACGAATTATCCTTTGAAATTATCGATTATCGAATCGAAACTCTTACTTTAGTAAGCGAACCAGATGAAGAAGAAATGTATATCGACGTGTTACGAAATACAAAAGAGATCAAGCCTGAGTACGGTGTCGATCTTATTAATGAAGCAACTTATTCTGATTTAACGCAAAATGGAATTAAAGAGCTATATGTTTTCAGTGGTTATAGGTTAAATGAAGGTCAAGATGAAATCGGTAAAAGTTATTTCCTCATTAATACAGTGACTAGTAGAATATATCAGATTCACCTAGAAACCTGCTTTGACCTACTATCTCAATACTTAGATGAAGAAGATAGAGAATACATACTGCTCGATGAAATGCGTCTACTGGAATGTAAAGCAGTCTGAGAGATTAGATGAAAATATTTTTAGTTACAGTTGCATATTATAAGTTTTGTCTATATAATAGATAGAGAGAGATAGGATAAGGGTAGCTCCCTTGTCTGATAAGAGGGTGTCCTCTAACACCTCTTCTCTCTTCTTTTTATAAATTAGAGGATAATGATTGTGTAAAATATGCTCTTAGAGGAGTAGATTTTTTGAGTAGTATTGAACAGAGAATGTGTGAAATATGTAACGAAGTTGTTTTGCACGACAACAGAATGAAGTTCTGTAATAATCCAAAATGCAAAAAACTAGCTGAAAGAAAAAGACAAATAAAATATGAAATAAGAGTTCGAGCTGAAAAAGCACAAGAAAAGGAAAACAAGTTAGATAGTTATTTCAACTCTTTAGATTTTCAAGGCATGGATTTCCTAATGAATAACTTCAATGAAAAATCAGAAGTAAGAAGCACCGCTTTTATGACATCGCTTAAATTGAATTGGTTTGAGGTTTTAGAAAGATACGGTAAAAATCAAGAATTAATAGATGCATTAATAAGAGAGTTCATTGTATTTCACAATGAAACTGGGAGCCAGAGTGTAAAATTATTTGCCGAATCAATTGGCAGTTCCAGCAGGTTTTTTAAATTCATAGATAAACAAGTTTTTCATAATGCGATAAACCCTGAAAAAAGGGTTCACTCCAATGAACTATTAACAATGTCCGAAGTAAAAGAACGCTTGTCTTTATATGAGAGTAACTTGTCTATTATCAGCGATGAATATCTAAACTCTCATACAGAACTTTTATTAAAATGTCATGTATGCAAATTTGAGTTTTTTAGACCTTGGATGAAAGTAGTTAGCGAAAAAGCAGGATGTCCAGCTTGCAATAGCAATGGTGGCAAATATACTATAAACGACATTGCAACAGAAGTTGAAAAATACAATTATAGTTTATTAAAGCATACAGGTGGAAGCAGAACAAGAGGAACCAAGTTTACAGTAAAATGCTATAGAGGACATGTTTACGAAACTGATTTCGTAGAATTTAAGACTCATGAACATAAAAAAGGTGGAAGCTGTAAAACATGTATTAAGCAAGGCTATGGGAAATCAAGAATGAAAGTTAAAGAAGAGATGCTTTCTAAAATGAAATCATTGGGATACTCTACCGAAGAAGAGTTTATTCATACGCAAGAAAGAATGACTTTTAAGTGTGAAAATGGACATATAAGGATTAATAATCTGAATGGAATATTCCAATTTCCTAGCTGCCCAGAATGTGCGGGACGAATTGTAAAACATACAGAGCAGACAGTAGCTAAAGCATTAGACGAAATTGGTTTAGAATATATCGGAGACTTTACAGGAACCAAAGAATTTTTTACTTATCGATGTAACTGTGGAAATGTAAGTGAAGGCATGTATTACTATTTACTAGACGGCTCAAGATGCAACGACTGCTCAAAGAAAAAGTTTTGGAGGTATAAGGATGTCAAAGAATACTTTGCGAGCCATGGTAGCGAGCTACTTTCAGAATGCTATAACAATGACAGAGAGCCATTAGAATTTAAATGTGCTTGTGAAAGAGTTAGCAAAAAGGCGTTTGCTTCCTTCAAGTACTCTCCGATGTGTCGAGAATGTGTAGTCGAATCTATTCCTACTGGCTCAGGACACCATAATTGGAATCCTGATCTTTCTGATGAGCACAGAGAACATGACAGAAACTACCCTGAGTACCGTGAATGGAGAAAAGCAGTTTACGAGAGAGACGATTATATATGTCAGTGTTGTGGAACTTTTGGGCAGACATTATGTGCACACCATATTTTAAGCTATACTGATTTTCCAGATTTAAGAGTAGCGGTAACTAACGGGATAACATTATGTGAGACATGTCATGTTGAATTTCACATTGTTTACGGTTATAAAGGATTTGATGAGAATGATTTACAAACATATATAGAAGAAACACAAGAAACATTAGCAGAATTTATCAAAATAAAAACACCTACCAAGTTGTAGGTGTTTTTTATTTTGCAGAAAAGGAGATTGATTATGATTGAGTAAAAAGAAGAGGCTATTACCAGTCACACAAGAACAATGGGATAAAGTAGAAAGTTTCAACAAAGAAATTACTGAGCTATTCTTAGAGCAGTCTCACCTAAGCCCACAGTCATTAAAGCAATACGAGTCAGGTGCTAAACAGTTTTTCAGATGGGTTCACGATAGCTGTGGAAATAAACCATTATATGAATTAAAGAGTAGAGACGCTCTAAGATATCAAAACTATCTATCTGATAACGGACAATCTGCTAATGCAGCTAAATTCAAAAGGTCTGTTGTTTCATCACTATGCAATCTAATTGAAGTCTATTACGCTGATGACTATCCAACCTTTAGAAATATATTCTCTAGAGCTATCCCCTCCCCTGTCGGTGAACCAGTACATGAAAAAGAACCTGTAACTAAAGAGCAATTAAACTATCTTATAGAATCTCTAAGGGAACAAGGTGAATTACAGATGGTTGCCTATATTGTATTTAGCTACAGGTCAGCAGCAAGAAGAGCCGAAGTAATTCAGATGACGAAACAATTGGTGGATTATCCAAAAGTTAAAGATAAAGACGGTAATGAAAAGAACTACTATGTTACTGAGAATATCCGCACAAAAGGCAGAGGGAAAGATGGTAAGATTAGAAAGCTTCAATTTGATGATGAGGCTAGAGATGCTGTTTTAGCATGGCTTGAGCAACGGAGCGAAGACTCTATTGATGAGCTTTTCGTTCGAAGGTTTAAGGATGGTAGAGTTGAGCCTTTGCAAGCATCTACTTTCAACGAATGGTGCTCAGGAAAATTCTCTGAAATATTAAATAGAAGAATTTACCCTCACGTTTGGCGTGTTAGTAGAGCAAGTCATATGGTGGTCGATGAAGGAAAAGATATTAAAGCTGTTCAGGCTCTTCTTGGTCATGAATCAAGTGAAACAAGCGAAATCTACGTCGTGAGAGATAATTCATCAGACTTAGATTCGGCGTTCGAGTGATATTTTCTTATAATACACCATTTAATTAAATCTTTGAATTGACACTCTGAATCTACTCGGAGTGTCGCTTGAGCGATTTAATTAATCATATTATAAAATAGTCCTTTTAATACGTTACTCCTACTCCCCCACCCTACTTATTGTCGTCTTCACTTCATTTCAATTTATGGTATAATATACATGTCTAAATTATCAATTAACTAAATACTACCTAATTTGAATGGAGGAAAAATGATGAAGAAAATATGGTCAAGTTTATTGTTGATTATTCTTTTATCTTCGATTACCCTACTTGGTGCTTGCGGTAGCGGTGGCGCAAAAGCAAATCAAGCCGACTTATCTACTTATCCAGAAAGTGTGCAGGACGGTACTGTGAGTGTTGAGTATTATGAACAGCTTACTAATTATATCAGAAAGAGCAATGAGTATACTCAAACAACAACAGATATACTAGCGATGGGAACAAAGTACGGAATGCAAGTAACTGGAAACAATGAATATCAAGAGACCTTTAAAGAGGTTCTCCATAGTCACTATGAGCTAATACAGAATCTTAAAGTTAAGCCTTCTACTAAAGCGGATAAGGAAATAGATAATATCTTATCTCCAATTGTAAATAACCAGCTAAAAATAAACTTGATACTTCTAGAGCATATCGAGACATCAAATATCGAATTAATAAAAGATGCTGTACAACACATGAAAAATAATGAGGTTTCTGCAATTAGTTTAAACAGTGCTATAGATAAATACAGTCTAATTAAGTGATCTTAAATAAATTACAAATACTTTTAAAGACCCTATATTCTAGGGTCTTTTTTGACGTCTAAAATACCAATTTAACCATTACATATAATATACAAGGTAAAAGGAGTTGCTGAAATTGGATAACAGTATTAACCTACTAGTAAAATTAGGTATAAATGAAACAACATCTAAAACAGGACTGAACGCAGAGATAGATGCATTAGCAGCAAAGTTAAATAGGCTCCCTCTTACTCTAAAATTCGATGAGAAGTCTGCCAAAGCTATCGAACAGCTAGCAGGAGTTGATCTTAATAAACTTACTAGTTCAGTGAAGAAAGCTGAGGAAGCTTTAAAAGGATTAGGAACAGCTGGTGGAGGAATTGCACCATCACTTGGGAGAAGCCTATCTGACATAGGGAAACAGAATGAAGTAATATTCAAAAATATGAGTGGTAACTTTAGAGAGTTAATGAAGAATGGCGTTTCAACAACTAAGGAATTAGAACGTGCATTTAAAGGCTATGGTGCAACACTTACGACTATCTCAGAAAAAGGCATCGATAAAGATGGCAAAGAAGTTACTAAAATAAAAGCAATTTCAGCAGAATATAAAAACTTACAAGGAAACATAGAAAAAGTAAAGTTTAAGCTTGAAAGCTTTATTGACGACAGCTCCATGAAAAAAGGTAGTTTACTCCCCCGCTGGGTTGCGGATGATGATATAAAAACTATAAATAAAGCAGGAACAGAAGTTGCTAACTTTACCAAGAGAGCGACTGTTGAGTTAAATAAGCTTCATACAGAAGGCAAACTAACAACTAAACAGTTTAATGAGATGTCTACTGCAATGAGTAAAGTTGGCGATGAATCTGGTATTTCAAGGTATAATCAACGTCTTCATGAAGTTAAGTTGGGTCAGACGGAAGTAATCAAGAAAACGAAAGAGCAAGAAACTACTGAGAAAACTCTACAACAAGCTAGAGAAAAAACGATAGCTCAATTAGAACGCATGTCAGCATCAGGAAAACTTACTGGAGCTCAATCTACTAGTTTTACAAATGAAGCTCAAGGTGCTAAATCGATTGAGCAGATGGATAAGCTTAGACAGTCTGTAGCCCTCACTGCAATCGAGCAAGGTAAACTGACTACTGAGACAACAAGACAGTCTACAGCTATGCAGAACTTTGGTAATCGTATTCAAGACCTTGTGATTAGTCAGAAGATGAGTACACAAGAAGCTGAGAAATGGCTAAACAAGTATAATTCGAGTACCCCTTCTCAGCGAATGGCTGAACTAAATAGACAATTAACAGTTCATCTGAATACTCAAAAACAAGTAAATAAAGAAGAAAAAGAAGTTGCAGCAGTCAAAGAAAGAATAAGAAAACTTACTAATGATATAACAGCTGCTCAAGGTAGAAATCCAAAAGCATTTGCTAATAATCCAGAAATAACGGGAATGTTAAATTCACTAACTCAAATTGATCCTAAGTCAAAAACAGCTGCAAGCTCAGTTAAAAAGGTGTCAGACAGTTTTGATACAATGAAATCGAAAGCAACTGAAGCCGGCAGGTCTTCTATGGGCGTCATCGAGTCGTTTAAAATTGCCATGGAAAAATTCCCTGTTTGGATGGCAGCCAGCACAGCCTTTTATGGCGTAATACGTACTGGCAAGGAATTTATGTCAATCATAATAGACGTTGACACGAAAATGACCGAGATAAAAAAAGTCCTTGCTGACGATGAAGATTTTGGAGCTGTATTCAATAGGGCTACTGAATCCGCAGAGCGCTTTGGACAATCTATTAGCCAAGTAATGGACTCTTATATAGAATTCGCCAAACAAGGATATAAAGGATTTGAGTTAGGCGGACTTGCTGACTCGGCAACTGTCGCCAGCAATGTTGGCGACATCAGCGCTCAGAAAGCATCAGAATATATGACAGCAGCTCTCGTCCAGTGGAAGATGGAGTCCTCAGAATCTCTTAAATTAGTAGATTCGTGGAACGAAATTTCAAACAACTATGCGACAACTGTGGATAAGCTGGCATCTGGTCACGCTAGAAGTGCATCTGCTGCGAGAGCGATGGGTCTAGAATTCGACCAAGTTAATGCTATTATTGGTACGGTAAGTAATGTTGCCGTATTAAAATCGGACAATATCGGTGAAGGCTAAGTCGAAAGATACGCTAATACCGAGATAACCTTATACAGTAAAGAGTGTGAGATATCGTAGAGCATAGAGATTGAACCTCTGATTTAGAGAATATAATATCTCCAAGAGTGTCCGACATCTTATTTAGATGAAAATGTATGCCGAACTGAGGATGAATCAACATCCTATTATGCGAGGAAACTCCCAGAACTAGAGGATAAAAAGCCTTTAGGATAACACAATTGAACAGCTTCAACCAAACAATCGGGTAAACTTCATTGCCCCTATGTGCAGCGATGTGCGTAGCAAATGCGGAATATGCTGGAAACTCCTTAGAGCCTCTATTAGTAACTATTATTGGAAACGATAATATGTATCTGAAAATATAAAGGATTGGACAATCAGCAGAGATAGACCTAAGTTCTAGTATGGAATAAGGTAAGCTCTCAACGACTACCAACGCATAACTCATAAATATTATAAATAGTAAAATTCACAGATCAATTATTAAGTAGCTAATAATAACTTTAATAGGATGAAAGAGTAATAATTTGATAGTGTAATTGCAAAAATCAATAGTTTTTCTATTTAGTGTAATAGGACGCATACTATTTTGGTCGATAGTATGCGTTTCTTTGTGTGAATTTTATAAATTATAATAATAAACAATATGAGTTAATGGTATAGTCTACTCCCTATTAAATATAGCGAAAGCTAGGGTATCTACTTGAATGAAGTAGGAAACTTCTTGAAAAATGTTTTGCCACGCCTTGTCGGAAAACCTGCCCAAGATGCATTAGATTCACTAGATATCTCACTTACAGACAAAGACGGAAATCTTAAAGATGTTATTGGTGTTTATACAGAAGTAGCAAATAAAGTCAAAGAAATTTCTAATGCAGAGCGTATCTCTATCACAGAAGGTTTGGCTGGCAAGTTCCACATCAGCCGTATGCAGGCGCTTCTTGATGATTTAGGTTCTGCTGATTCTATGTACAGAAGTATGTACGAGACTTCAAAAAATTCTGCTGGATCAGCCATAGAAGAAAACGATAAATATATGAAATCCTTACAGGCTAGAATCAATCTTTCTCGCGTAGAATTAGAGAAACTGGCGTTGGCTTTTGGTGAGGCATTTTTAACGGAATCTATTATCCAGATGATTTCAGCCTTTGGTAGTCTTATGGGAGGTATCGCAAAAACCGTAGAAGTTCTAGGTGGATTACCTGTCATCTTGGGAACAGCTTCAATAGCTCTGGCATTGTTGTCTACGAGATTTAGTGGTCTTATGATATCTATTGGTCAAGCATCGTCAGCATATTTGAAAATGGGCGTCAATGCGGTACGCAGTATCTCTGCATCAACTCCCCCTACTGTAGTACAAACCCAAGCTATTAACGTGCTGTCAACATCTACGCTTAGAGCGTCTATGAGTATGGATAAAATGTCAGCTTCAACAATTGGAGCAACTAATGCAGCGAGAATGTTAACTGCCTCAGCTGCTGGTGCATCAATAGCAACACAATCACTTGGTCCCCGCTTACAAGGCGCTGGAGCAGGAGGGCTATCTGCTGCCACTGGTTTTCGAGCCGCTGCATCAGGAATTGGAGCCATGCTTGCTTCTGCTGGACTCATCGGACTAGCATTTGTTGCAGTCGGAGCTGCATTAGAAGCGTTTATGAGCAAAGCTAGGAAACACAGAGAACTTCAAGAGTCAATTAGATTAGAAAATGAAGAATTGGTTAGGACGTATAAAGAGAATAGAGAAGAAATAGAAAAATTAGCATCCAGCTACAATGCGCTTAATAATAAAATTGTCTCAGGAGACAATAGTGACGAAACATCACTAGAGTATTTAAATGTTCAAAAAGAGCTGGCAAAACTCCTTCCAAGCGTCGTAATAGGAGAAAACGAAAAAGGCGAGGCTATTCTTGCGAGTAACGAAGTAGTAAAAGAACATATTGCCCTACTGAAAGAGCAAATAGCTATTGAAAACGCTAAAAAACTAGAAAAAGACATTGCTGATTCTTCGGAGAAATTCGAATTGGCTGAAACGGATTTTACAAAAGCAGAAGATTCGCTAAGCAGTTTTATAGACGGTGCTACTTCTAGGATAGATTCTTTGAATAAGGTATATCAAGATAAGTTAAAATTCTTACATATCGATCCATCTGCATTAAAAAGTTATGATGATGTAGTAGATTCCTTGACAGAAGTTAAAAAGAGAATGGAGGATATCAGAAACAGCTCTGATGGAGATAGTTTCAAAGATAATTCTGAATACCTCTATCTCGAAGGAATGAGCAATCAACTTAGTCTTTATGAAGAACAATATAGAATTTTCATGCAAGAGAAATTGTCGGCAAGTCAGAAAATGCAAGCCGAAACCAGAAAGCAAGTAGTTTCATATATCTCTGGAAATTTAGAGATGTCTGATTCGAATAGAGTTTTAGTTACAGATTTGCTTTCTATCGGGATAACTGGAGAAGAATCAGCTGAAAAACTAAACAAAATTCAAGAGATAGCTAGTAAAATCGGATTCACTAGAGATATGGAAGAAGATATTCAAAATTTAGATAAAGCTATTGATGACTTAGCCAACTCTTCTGAAGACGATTTCGATAAATTTAAAACAGCAGCCGATAATGCCTTTGAAATTTTTAAGCAAGACGTTCTTAATAGTTCTAATCTAGCGGTGGGATCTGAAGCATGGAACGTGTTGTCAGAATCACTGGACAAGACAAAAGTCAGTAAGTTTGAGCTTATAACCGCAGCAAAAGAGCTTTCAGATGTTACAGGTATGAATTATGAAGATGCTGTAGCAGCAGTTAGAGCTTATGATGAAATGGGAGACTCCGTGGATGATGTAGTGAAAAACATGGAAACTCTCATGTCTTCTATATCTAGTATTAATAAAGTACTCGAAGATTATCAAAAGAATAATGAGTTATCGACTACTACTCTTATGAATTTAATTGAAAAATATCCTGATTTAATTGATTACATTGATGATGAAGCAGAGTTAATTAGACAGCTAGAGAGCATTAGAGATGATGACATCAAGCTAGCCGAACAACAAATGATAGCTAAACTTTCAACAAGCGAAGAATACTACAAAAGAAGTTTAGTATCGCTAGAAAAGTACTATGATGAACACTTTAAATTTTATCAAGGAGATTTAACTCAGTTTAAAACGTTGGCGGAGGCTAAGGCTGAAGTTGAAACTCAATTAATATCTACTCTAGCCGAACAATGGGGAGTGTATTACGACAAAGTAAGCCAAACATTTATGGATGCTCCCACAGAGCCTACGGAGCTAAATCATAGCTTCTTCCTCCCAGGAACAGCAGATGCTGTGAATAAAGCGAATAAAGAATTGTTGAATTTCAAAGATACTTGGGACAACTTTACACTAGATAAGATCGACTTAGGCTTGGATAAAATTGGTACATCGATGGAGAAAGGTATTAAGTCTACCAAAGATTCCACCAAAGCTCAAAAAGAAGCAAACAAGGCAATGGAAGAATACATCTTTCTCACTGACAAATATAAACGTGCTCTAGAGGAACTCGACCTAGAAATTAAAAAACAGCAGGATATCAAATCTAAATTCCTTGAACATTCGAAGCAACATCAAGATGCACTAAACAAAGAGTTGAAACTTGAACGTGACAAGTTGAAACTTATGCAGGATCAAACAAAAGCTCTTGATGCCCAAATTAAATCCGGTAAAATTGCTCAAACAGGTATTGTTACTACTTCTTCTGAAACTAAAGTTAAACCCTCAGGTTTTGGAGGAAGAATAACTTCTCAATATGGAATGCGTCAAGGTGGTTTCCATAATGGAATTGACATCGCTTCTCCTTTAGGAACACGGCAAGACTCCAACGCAAATGGTAAAGTTGTTCGCACATTCAAAACTGGAGAATATGGAACTTACGGTAACGGTGTTATTGTTCAAGATGAAAAAGGAATGCAACACCTCTTCGCTCACCTTGATAAGATTGCAGTAGAAGTCGGTGATGCTGTTTCTGCTGGTATGCAAATTGGTACAGTAGGTTCGACTGGACGAAGCTCTGGTCCCCATCTGCACTATGAATACAGAGATCAAAGCGGTAAAGCACAAAACCCTACCTCAATGGTGGAAGCGGCTAGAAAAGGAATTTCCTCTGCATCCAAAGATTTAGCACAAGTTCAACAAGGTATTGACAATGCTCAATCTGAACTGATTTCTATGAAAGGTCAAATTATAGACCAAAAAGGACTTGTCTCTAAATTAGAAATTAGTACTATAAATTCAGTTGTCTCTGGTTTTGAATATAGCAAATCAACAAATGATAAGCAACTTGAGAATAGTGAGAATAAACTTAAGAAGATGTCTTCTGCTTCTCAGGAATATCGTGATGAACTTGATAAGCAACAAGACATTCTAACAAGAAAACAAGGCTACAATCAACAAGAGATAGACTTTATCAATGAAATGATTAAGCAAGGTGGACTATCTGCTGTTACAGTTGAAGAGTTGAATGAGAAACTTCATCAGCTTGGTCTTGAAAAGAATGCAATGCAGTTCGCTTCTCAAGATACTTATACAAGATCTATTGATTCTATGCTTAAATCGTTTGATGACGACATTGAATCTATCAACAATAGTATGGAGTATTCTCAGACAGTTATGACAGAGTATGAGGAAGGATCTAGAGCTTATCTGTCTCACCTACACCTCCAGAAAGAAGCTTTGAAAGAGAAAGCTAAGCTTCAACTAGAGGAAGTTAAAACTCTAGAAAATATGATTGATACTCAGGAGCTATCTGCTGAGCAAGTTGCAGACTATAGAAAACAAATAGCTTCTCTCGGTAACGCTTATCAAGGAACACTAAAAGATATTAGAGAAGCTACAGATGCAATTGTAGACTTCAATACTCAAGCTTTGATTGATATTAGCGAAAAGAATATCGAATCCTATGAAATGAAAATTTCATTGCTTGGTACAGTTGATACAGCAGAAGAAAAAGAACGAGTTGTTGAGTATACAAGCGAAATTGGAAAAGAGTTAGAAACTCAAGCAAAAAATATTGCTGATCGTATTTCTCATATTAAGTTGAAGCTATCTTCTCTTGATACAGATAAAGCACCAGAAAAAGTAGCTGAATTAGAGAAACAACTTAAACAACTTACCAATAAGAAACATGAAGTTAAGCTTGAAATTGTTCACAATATTGAAGAGACGATTAAGCTTCTGAATGAGATTGACGTCGATAAACTTGAGAAAGCGTTTGATAAAGGTAATTGGCAATCAGTTAAGCCTGTTACTCTTGATGGTCAGAAGAAGTATAATGAGTATCTTAAAGAGCAAGCTAAAGCGTTAGATGATGCTTCTAAAGCTCAAGAAGATTATCAGAGACTAGTTGAGAAAACAAAATTAGATAAGCTACTTGAAAACGCTGACTCTTCCCTACGTGAAATTATGGATGTTATTGATTTAGTGGATCATCAATTAGCTTTAAATAAAGACGGTAAAGCTAATATCCCAGATATTAATTATGGTGTTGCTCCAAAGATCAAACCAATGACACCTGAAGAAGCTGCTGCTCTTGTTCCTCTACCTGAACAAAAAGTAGAGTTTGAATTTGAACCTCCAAAAACATTTGTTGATTTTATCAATGAAGAATTTAGCAATGCTTTAGAAAGTTCTGCTATTAAAATAGATGAGATTAGGCAGAAGATTAAAGACTTAGGTCAAGCCACTCCTGAAAATAAGGAACAATTCTTAGGATACTATAAAGAAATGTCCGATGAAGTTACTAAACTTGGAAGTGTTGCTGAAAAGGCTAAAGAAAGCTTGAAACTTAAGCTTGAACTTGGACAGATAACGCAAGCAGATTTCGATTTAATGATGCAACAAATTAAAGCTGCTGAGTTAAACGTTATTGCTATACCTAAACTCCAAATGTCTGAAGAAGCTATCAGTGGCATTAGAAACATCGGCGTAAAACTTGCTAACAATCTAACTGAAGGTCTTCGAGAAACAGTTGACAATAATCGACTATCTTTAGACTTGCTTAGTGAAACTGAAGCACAAGAACAAGCAGAAAGCTATCTACGAAATATTGAAAATGCTCTAAGAGAAGCTAAAGATAAAATTGTCAGCAGAATCAAAGAAATTCAAAAAGAGATGAAAACCAACCTTGATGAAGAGCAAAAGATTCAACTAGAAGCTGAGCTTGGAGAATTAAGAGTTGACTTAGGTGACATCAATAGTCAAATGACTGCTGTTCAAGCTGAAATTGATCAAGTACTTGGAGTAGACACTAAGCATACTCATGAAGTGGAACCTGATACTAAGAAGATAGATGAGAAAATTAAAGAACTCAAGAAGCCTACTGATTCTACTCATAAATTTATCCCTGATACCAATGCTATAGACTCAGCTATTTCTCAAATCCAACAAGATACTAGTAGCACTCATACTATTTACCAAAAAACTGTATCGGTTGATTCAGGTTCTGATAGTGGATCGTCTAGTAAATCATCAGGAGGAAATTCCTCTGCTGGTAGTAAACTTGGTGGATGGGGAAATATTCTAGGATTCTTCTCGGAAGGCACAAAATCTCACTTAGGTGGATATGCTGTTGTCGGTGAGTACGGTAAAGAACTAGTTGTAAATCCAGACGGCTCAAATTACCTCGTTGGGGAAAATGGAATGGAAATTAAAAATATCCAACGTGGTGCGATGATTGTTCCCAATGATGAAACGGAAAGAATTCTAAAAGGACAACCCCTTCCCAATTATGCTGATGGTGTTGGAGCTCTAAGCAAAGATAAAAAAGCTGATGACGCTGTATTGAAAGCTCTAGGAAACTTAGCTTCCGCTGTTGAAGGTAACACATTAGCCATTGCTAGACTTAGTAGCGTTATAAAAGAACATCCTTTAGATGAAATATACAATGCTGAAGATGCAGTAAAATATGTAAACGATAACGCTGATACTATGTCAAGGGACGAGCAAATCGAGTTCTTAAAGAGAGCTCAAGATAAGATGTATAACACCACAGATATCACAACAAGAACAGATATGTGGGGAAAACAAGAGATCATTACTTCTACTAGACGTGATGAAGCAAATAAAATCGATGAGACACTTCAAAAGTTTCTTAAGCCTATTGAGTCATTTAAACAAGATAATCAAAGCACTTTTAGTTTTGGTGGAAGTAGAGGCTACGAATACGACACAGAAAACAGTGTAGAGTTTTTGATAAAGGATCTTGCTAATTCAAGCTACCTTATTAACAAAGAAAGAGCTGAAATTGCTCAGGACTTTGTTAAAGGTTATGATGACTTCTTGCTTGCTCAGAATCCGAATCTAACTGACTTCGATTGGACTGGTCGTGACACTCTAATCGGTTTTATTGAAGAATTGGCAAACGCTTCAGATGATGTTGTGATTGACTATGAGAAGTTTAAGAGACCAAAAGATAAGAATGATTCTGGGGGGTCTTCTGTCAGTGGATCTTCTAGTGGCAATAGTAATTCAGCCCCTAAAGGAACTCTAATAGACGTCCTTAATAATAGAGGTGTTATTACTTGGGACGAGTTCAAAGAGCTCAACGAAACACAGTTACTTGATCTTAAAGCCGGACTTACTCAGGATTTAATTGATAAA